AAGACCTAGCCAAAGAGCAGAGCGGCTTCGTCGTCGCTCAAATCCTGGCCGTTTCTCAACCGCTGCTCGGCTTGTCGCAGTGCATTGCCCTTGGAGGGTTGGCCCGCTGGTCGGGCTCCCGGGACAACGCGTCGCGATGTCTGCGTCGCGGTAGTCGGCTGGGCTTGGGCTGCCGGCTTCCCGACAGCTTTCAGCTTCGCCTGAGCTTCATCATATAGCATAGCCTTGTGGGCGATTTCAATAACCGGCGCTTCGTAGATGTTGGCAATCCGATCGCGCGGCACGCCCTGCGAGGCCAGATAGTCGCCCAGCTTGTCGTACGTCGCCTGTGCCTTCTCGCTGCCGAAATACTGCGGGAGCTTGGTCGCAAGCTTCTCGTGCTCCGCGCGCTTGGCCGTCTCCAGCTTGGACGCCTGCTGCGTCTGCATCGCCTGCGTCTGCTGCTGATGGTCTGCCGCCGCCTTCTGGACGAGCGCCGCCTCCTGATCGCGCATTTCACGCAGCTTCACGGCTTCGGCCGGATTCTCCGCTGCAATCTTCGCCAGATCGACGTTGCCCCAGCGGCCCTGGAACATCGCCTGCAGGACGCTCACGGGATTGGCCCAATAGGCCGCCGCCGCCTCGCGATCCTTGCCCAGCTGCTCTGCAAGGGCTTCGGCGTTCTTCTTGACGCTCGCGGCTTCCTCTAGCCGGCCACTGGTAGCCCGCGACGCTTCCTGCACATGCTCGTGGATGGCCTGCCGTACATCGGCCGGAATCTGCTTGCTGTCCCACAGGGCCTTGCGGGCAGCGGGCCAGAACTCGGGGGCCTCGGCGTAGGGATCGGGCTCGCCTTCTTCCGGCTGTTCCTCCCCCTCCTCGCCGGGCTGCTCTTCGCCTTCCCCGTCTTCTTGGGACACCGTTTCCTCTTGGGAAGCGGTCTCCGAAGAAGGCGGGGCTTCGGCATGAACCTCTGCGGGTGCCTCTTCGCCGCCGTCGTCCTCGAAGTCGGCTGCGGTCAGTTCCCGCTCTTCAGTCGGTGCTGTTTCGGTCTCTGTGCTCACGGAGGGTTTCCTCGTTCTGCCAATTGTCGATCGTCAGGGCCAATTCGGCCTTGATGGAGAGTGCCATGTGCGCATTGCGCCACAGCCGTTCACGCTGGTCCGTCTGTTCCGGTGTCGTGCGGAGCCATTGGTCGAAGTGCGAGCGCGCGTGCTCATCAAAAGCCCAGCCGGCATTCGTGATCGCGTCCAATGCCTGCTGCGCACGGATGCGGCGCTCCTCGCGGGTCAGGTCATCGGCCACGTTGGTTCTCCAAGTAGCGAATCACCAAGAGCAACCCGACGCTGTTGGCGAGCGACGCAAGGAGGCCCAGGAGAACGACTAGGTGTTGGGACATTCGAGCCTCTTCGCGCGCTTCAGCCGCCATATGGCGACCAACAGGTTGTGGACTTCGTCCCGACAGGCCGTGCAGATACAGGCCTTCCCGACCGCATCTTCCAATAGGTGCTCCATGTAGCGCTTTTGCAGCGCTTCAAGGCTTTCCGGCTCACTCATTCGCCGCCCTTACCGAGCCAATGGTGGTAGCGGTCCGGTGCTGGCGGGTTCGGGAAGTCGACAAGATCAAATTCCGGAAATATCGTATCAATCGACCGTCCATCAGCGCGCCAAGCCCACCCGAACTTGTGACCGTCTTTCGTCTCTATGATCCCAAGATAAGAAAAGTCAGCGCGATCCCACCCGTAGTGGTTCAAGGTTGCTCGATGTCCCACCCGAGTGCGGTAAACACGACCGTAAGTTTCCGTTCGATCACTCATCCGTCACCTGCTGCTCTTGGATGTTCGTGTCGTTGGCGACGCGCTCCTTGGAGGCGATCTCCTCACGCTTGAGGCTGGCCTCAAGAACAAGCTCCTCACGCTTCAACCGCGCGTCCAAATCTGCTTTCTCGCGGGCCAGAGCCATGTCTTGCTGCGCCTTCTCGCGGGCAATCAGCATGTCCGCTTCGGCCTGCTGCCTACGTAAATCGATATCCGCGACAAGTTTCTGCTGCTGCAACTGCGCATCACTCTGCTGCTGCGCCTGTTTGGCCTGCGTATCCGCAGCGATTTCAGCCATGCGTGCCTGATGCTTGGCCTGCACGTCGGCCATGAGGGGGGTCGGCGGCGGGGGCTGCTGGGCCTTCTGCGCCTTCGCCTGCATGATCTCCTGATCGCTGTTCACGAACTGGCCGGTATTCTTGAAGCCCGCGACCTCGACGGCCTTGCGGAAGGTGTTCGCCAGATGGTCCACGGTCAACATCGGGCCTTCCTGACCGCCCTGTGCTTCCCACAACTTCTCCTGTCCCTGCCCCACAAGGCCAAGGTACTGAAGCTGCTGTTGCTTGTTGGACACACCCATGCCCACCGACACTTCGAGGCTCATGTCGTCCGGCCATTTCGTCGGATCGACGGTCGCGAAGTCCGAGCCGTTCCAATACTTGACCGGACCACTCGCCGCGCGCTTCACGGCGCGATAGATCAGCCGGAACAGGCGCTTGATAGGCACCTCCGCGAACGTGCGAGCGATCAGTTCAAGCCGGGCATCAGCGGCGGCGGTGGCCAGATTGGCGCCCGTCGCGGTCGGGTTCATGCTTTCGTCGAGCACGCCCTGATTGCCCGGCTGGATGCCTGTGCGCTTGTGCTTCACCTCGTCCTGCCACTGGAGCACGGCAAGCGCCTTGTCCATGACGGGCGGCACTTGAATCCAGTTGAGGTTTTCCGGCGTCGGCTTCTGGCCTTGTCGCATGCGGATCGGCATGCCCGGCGTCCAGTCGATCACGCTCGCGAGATCCACGGCATCGGACACTGCTGGCCGGGGCCGCGTCACCATGTAGGTATTGTCCAGCATGGCGCGGGTAACTGCCGTACCGACTTGCTGGATGTCCTTCACCAAATCGAATACAGAGCGGCCTGGGATGGTATGGCTCATCAGGATGGGCGAGCCCGTCACGATGGGCGCAACCCCGTCCTCCCACTCCTCACGCTCGATAATGGCCGATACCGAGCCGCCAGCATGAGCATAGACGACCCGCAGCATTTCCGAGATGCCGTCGCCGTCCCAATCGAAGCGGACAAAGGCCACGACAACCCACAACTCACGCTCGCTATCGTCCCGCTGATCGCGTGCGCTGGCCGCCTGCACGACACCCGGTTGCCGCTGCGACTCCTCTACCGTGTAGATGTCATCGGACGAGAGGTTGTCGATCGTCTCCTGATCCAGACCCAAGGTCCGAAGCTGCGAGGCCGTGACGCGCTTGCGATAGCCTACGAAGCCCGATTCATCGATATGCCGGGCCGTGGGAGAGACAAGCCCATCCTCCGGCGCGATGTTGTCGATGCGGACTTTCTTGACCTTGCGCTTGGTCGTGATGGTGCCGGAGAACGTGACTGGAGGGGCCGGCTGCGGCTGGCCGGCATTGAACTGCTTGCACCAGTAGTTGGGATCGATGCGGCCCGGTGTCGGTGGCCCGTCCGACGACGTAACCGCGCACGCACTGCCCTGGAAATTGCTGCAGATCGCGCAATGGCTATCGGGATGCCCGGGCGAATAGTCGACGCTCGCCTTGCTGGCCTTGGACTGCTCCGGCTGATCCTGCTCGGCGTCGATCGTGAGCTCTGCCCCCGCCTGCTCGGCCATCTGCGTAGCCTGCTGGGAGAGCACGGCGAACGCGTCGGCAGGGATCGGACCAAACGGCTTGCTCTTGACCTGTTCGACCTCCTCAACGTCCACTGCGCCCCAGGAGAGCCGATACATGAGCGCGTCCTTGAGGAACCACGTAAACCACGTGAAACCCTCGTTCTCGCGCATCAGCACATGCGGAATGTAGTCCGTCGCCTCCTTCGCCGCATCCTCATCGCCCGGATTGTCCGGCGTGAAGTCGACAATGCTTTCCCCGCCCGTGAACACCCGGAGGAGCGCCGGCATGATCGACTCAATCGTATCGGCGAACTCGCTGGTGATGATCTTGGACTGGCCATCCTCGGCCGGAAAGGCATTCAGGTTCCGGTCGTAGTAGTCGAGCGCATCCTCACGATGGCGGGTAAGCTCGCTGTCCTGCCATTGGCGCGCTTCCTCTTCCGCCCGGAAGAGGATCGTCTTGAGACGTTCCTCGCGGTCAAGGCCGCCATCACTGCCGGCGTTCTGGTCATCGGCCATCAGATGACGTTCCTCTTCAGGCGGGAGAGATCGACGGACGGCCCGGTGTCAGGCGGGAACATCTGCTCAAGCATGCGGCCGAACAGGCTCAATACGTCCACTTGGTCGTCATGCTTGCCGGCCGGGAAGGTCAGCAATTCGGCTTCGAGATCCTGAAGCCATGCTGCATGACGCGGGAACAGCACCTTGCCTTGGCTCAACCGGCCACGGAATGCCTGTGCTCGCGTCGGCTTGTCCGCCAGCGAGGTGAATTGCGTGCGGTTAAAGAAGATGCGCCGCTCTTGCATGCGCTTGGCAATGAACGGTCCGACAGATTTCTCGATCTGGCCCTTTTCCTCGGCCCAATCGAGCACAGCATGACGGCTTCCCATGTCCAGCAGCATGTCCGCCCAAACATCCGTCTGAGCCTGCGCACGCCACCAGTCGATCAGGTAGAGATTGCCGTCACCATCCAGACCGGCCACGCCATGCACCGTGTAGTCGCCGCCGTCTGCTGTCACCGCATAGTCGCTGGCGCCGTACTTGCGGATGCTGCTGGGGAGTGCGTCGTAATACTTGAACCATGCGCGCTGAAAGAAGCCGCCGCCCTCCGGCACAGGCTCTTGCTGATAGAGCGCAGCCCATTCAACCGGCGGCGTCTCAGCCTGCCGCCGCTTCAGGAAGGCCGCGTAGTCGTAGGCCCCCGGCTCATCCCACAGGTAGTCGCCTTCCTGCCGCCCCAGCACGTCGTCTGCCTTGGCAATCGCAGGGATGGAGACAATCCGGATCTTCTGCCCTGTCTGCTTTGCCTGCTCGATCACGCGTCCCGCCAGATCATCCATATGCCAGCGGGTGTGCATAATGACGCGCTTCGCATTTGGCTTCAGACGAGCGCTGAAATCGTTGATGTACCAGTCCCACACACGGTCACGGATGCGCTGGCTATAAGCGTCCTCCTTCGAACCGAACGGATCATCAATGATGCCGAGATCGGCTCGGAAACCCGCGATACCCGCCTGCACGCCGGCCGCCAGATATTCGCCCCCGCTCGACAGCGTCCAACGATCGGCAGCCTGACTGTCCGCAGCCAGCGAAATGCCCAGCAACGCTGCATTGGCGATGATCAGGTTACGAACGCGCCGGCCCCATTTGGCCGCCAGCTCGCCGCTATGCGAGGCCGCGATCACGCTGCTGCCCGGATGGTTAGCAAGATACCAGGGCGGAAACGCCACGCTGACATGGTGGCTCTTGGCCGAGCCCGGCGGCGCGAACAGAAGTAGCGTATCGTAATCCTTGGCCGCCATGAGCGCGCACATCTCATCGAGAATGAGCCGATGGTGCGGCGCAGGCTCAAAGCCGAGTTCACGCGCCCACTCAATGCAGTTGCTCCGAACGCGCCTTCTCGCCGCCTCGTCCAGCAATTGCTGTAAGCTCGCGTTTGATTCGGATGGCAAGCTCTGCGTCGGTGAGGCTGGCAAGCTCATGGCTCACGCTCGCATCGACCGAGATTTCCTGCGCCGGCTTGCCGTCCAGTCGAGAGGCCACCTGCTCGATTGCCCAACCCTCGCCAGCCATGGCCTGTTCCACGAGCTTCTCCGCAATCGCGCGCAGTTTCTTCTTGCCCCTCGCGTCCTCTTCGTTGACTGCGAGTTGCAAGGCATTTCGGAATTGCTTGTCGGACCATACGCCGCGCGGCCTAGCCATGGTTTGTTGTCTGCCAAGTCATTGATGTGTCGGCTCAATGCACCGTCGAGCGATAGCGCTCAAACCACTCCATCGCCGCCAGCCGGGACAGCATGGAATAGCGCGAGACGCCGGCAAGGAGAGCCGCGCGGAAACTACGCATAGCGGGCGCCCATTTTCGTCTGGATCATCTTCGGATACTTGGCCGCGACCTTCTTGCGGACAGTCGCCTTCTCTGCTGGCGTGCCGTTCTGGCTTACGCGAGCGAGCGCATTTCTGGCGTGGGATTTATCCTCAATGGGATATCGACCGCCCGGGAGCGCGAAGTTCTTCGGCGCGATCTTCTTTCGGGCGGCTGCTGTGAGCTTGGCCAATGCTGACTCCTGTGTGGAGGGTCAGCATCAACAGAAACGGAAAGCGGAATTAGAAAGTCAAGCGGCTTGTGCTCGCCATGTTGGGCGAAGTCGCTCAAACCAGTCCCGGCGATGTACCGAGGCGAGGCCGCGCGCATTACGTTGGTCGCGGACGGTGCGGACACAATGCCCAGTCACCGCAGCAATCTCGGCGTCGGTGTATCCGGCCGCGTTCATCCGCCGGAGCGTGTCGGTGTGCTCGGGCTTCCAGATCTTGCCGTTCAATGCCTCTGCTCCCATGTGGTGTGGGGTTTCATGGTTCGCTGACGCCTCGCTCGGTAGACGAATGTGTGTTCTTGTTCTTCAGCAGTTCTCGCAACGCGCGCTGCACGGTATCTCCCGGCCTTTCGCCGGGAAGCTTGACCGCGCGCAGGAGGTTGAGAAACGCGATTTGTCGCTGGAGGAGCGTCATTGGCTTTACGCGACAAAGAAAGCCGAGCCATCCGGCAGGACTATCGGGCCACTGCCGGTGCGCACGTCGTGCGAATGCTCGATGGCGTTGGCGAACCAGCCGATCATCCAGCCCTCATCAACATCGTGCCCCTGCTTCTTGGCGTGCTGGCAGAAGGCAGCAGCCCATTTGCTGGCATCGTCTCGGCAGGCCGCGAGAAGATCCGGGCCATTCATTGCGGTGTAGTCGGTCATTGCAGTCGGTCCTTTCAGTTCTGCGTCACGTGATTCGATAGAGCGAGGCGATAGCGCATCCCCTCCTCAGTTGTAGATGCCCGGCCGCAAGCGCCGAGCGCGCGGGCTTAAAGCAATCGTTCGAGTGAAGTTACTTGCGTAGCCGAGAACGACGAGCCCATAGCGCTCCAACTCCGCAATCACCGGGTTTTCTGCCTGCGCAACGCTCAGTGGCATCGGTTCTGGCGTAAGGAGATTGAGCAATCTCTCTGCGCGCGGGGACAACAACCTCTCTCTCACGCTGCGGCCTCCTGCTTGGTGTTGGTCATGCGGCATTCCAATCCGCCGGGAGGTAGTCGCGTCGCCAGCTTTCGCCATCAAGCTTCGAGCGATAGCGGTACGTTTTCTGGTCAAACCACAGGCCAATCTTGCCCTCGAAGTCGCCGTTCCGCTGCTTCGCGACGTTCATCACCACGCCGCCATAGACAGCCAGCATCTTTCGCGCCTCGTCCGGGTTCGCCTGCTGCATCTCGGCAACCTTGTCCTCGAATTTCCTGTCGCGCCAAACCGAGATGATGTTGAAGGCGTTGGCGCCAAGCTCCATCGCGCCCTTGATGTCCTCGATGGCCGGAGCGCCGCGGTCCCGCTCGCCCTTCTTGGCGTGCGCCACGAGATGCAGATGCACCGAGCTGGACATTGCCCATTCGACAAGCCGGAAGATCACCGACTCCTGCGTGTTGTAATCGTCGCCGGCCACCCCGAGGCGCATCAGGCTATCGATCACGAACATGTTGCAGCCGTAGCGGGCACGGGCGTAGCTGAACACGCGAAGCATCTCGTCCAGCTTTTGCTTGCCGATTACGTCGTAAATGAATAGGCCGGGGTCCATGTATTGGAGCGCTGCGCCGATCGCCTCCCTCGTTGGCCTGTCCGTGCCGACAACCTGTTTGCACATGCGCTTGAGCGTCTGTTGCGGCTGCATCTCCAGGCTCGACAGACAGACCCGCGCGCCCTGCTTGATCCAGTCCACGATGCAGTCATTGAGGATCTGCGTCTTGCCCGCGCCGGAATCGCCCGTCCATATCGTCACCTCAGCCGGCCGGAATAGCAGCTTGTGGCCGAGAGAACCGTAGGGCGTGCGGAAGCCGATATGCTCATTCTCACCCGGCCAGAACAGCGCCTCAAGCTTCGGCAGGTACTCGCTGGGAGATCGGATGCCGACTTGCTCGAACCACGTTGCATCTACCAGCGCCTTCGCCATCGCATCGGCTTTGATGCCGTCGACGAGGCACCTGTTGCCGTCCTTGCACGGCATTTTCACGCGGACGCAGCGATGCGTGCCAAGCCGGCTCGCTATCTCGTGCGCGGCCTCGTCGCCCGGAGCGTCCATGTCCATGGCGAGATATATTTTCTCGAAGCGGTCGAGCCGATCGTACTCGTTCTCGATCCATTTCTGCTTGCCGCCGCCACCGCCGCCGAACGGCACTGACATCGCGGGGTGCCCGTAGGCGGCCCACGACATGGCGTCTATCTCGCCCTCGGTCAGAATGATGCTGCGGGCGTTTTCCGGAATAGCCTGCCAGCCGAACAGAATCGGCTCGCACTCGGCCTCAGTGGGTACGGGCTTTGCGCCGTCAATCGAGTCGCGGCGCTTCACCAAGGCAAGCGTTCCGTCCGGATGCAGGAACGGGAAGATGATGTTGCCCTTGTCGTCCTCGCCGATCTTGTAGTCCTGCAGGATCTTCACCGGCAGGTTTCGATCCTCAGTGAGGTAGGCCCATGCGCGGTCCTTCGGCTGGTGGCACTCCGGTTTCTGTGGCCGTTTCCACTCGCGCTTTTCCGCTTGCAGTTTCGGCCGCTCGACGCCAAGCCATGCCCGCGCCTCGTCCATCGCCGCCGTGAAGGGAATGCGCTTCACCGCGCACCACAGGTCGAGTAGATCGCCGCTCTCGCCTGTTCCAAAATCTGACCAAACGCCGGCCTTCGCGCCGCGCAGATGCACGCCCAAGCTCTTGCCGGGCTCGCCCGCGATTGAGCCGGCGCGCCACTCGTGCGAAGCCATTTTCCCGGCCGGCAAAAGCATCTCGGCGACCGCTTGAGCCCGATCGGCCAGCATCCGCTTGAGTTCCGAAGCGTCCATCAGGCGAGTCCCTTCCATCCGGAAATCTGCGCCATCGCCTCCTCAGCCGTTCGCGGCGGGGCGGCATTCTGGGGCGCTTTCAGCCATTCGGTAATCCAGGCGACAGGCTCACTAATGTCCTGTTCTTTCGCGGCTTTTATGCCGGCATGCGTTCGCTCATCGCCGTGTTTCTTGCGCCATCCGCCGATCACCGAACGCGCGTTTTTCTCGGTGTTTCCGTGGCTCGTGAGGTACGCGACGCCCTCATCCCACAAAGCCTTGCCGGCAGACGGCGCGCCGTCAGAAGCTTTAGCTTCTGAATCATGATTGGTTATTGGTTCATGGTTATTGGTTAGTTGGTCCGTCCGGATAGGGTTCGGTTTCTCTTTCGTATCCCTCGACAAACCGACTTGGTTATCTGTGGGTTTCGGTCGACCGGCCGACTTGCGTCCATTCTCGCGGGCCGTCTCGACCCGAGATCGGTATGCGGCGATCTCCTCGTCGGCTCTGTTCTGGTGCCAGCCGTCGTCTTGCAGGGTGAAGAATTCCTGCAGCACGACACGGACGGCGTTCTTCTCGTCGCGGGTCCGAGCACCTACCAAGCGCTGCACATCCGCCGGATCGACCGGCAACGGCTTCTCGTCCTGGTAGTAGCGACGCAGGCAACGGTGATAGGCAGCATCCTCAAGGAACGAGAGGTGCGAAGTGGCGGCCGCGTAGTCGCCAATATGATGCGGGAAATGCCTCAATCGACGCTCCGTGAGTGGAAAGAGCGTCTTCCATAAGCCACAGGATTATGGGGTTTGTTACAAGTAAATGCGGGGACAACCCCAAGTGTACTCATATCGCCGCCTGCACGGTTACGAGCACCAGATCACTGGCGCGCAGCTTCTTGACGTAAAGCTCGGTGACGTTGCGGTCGTCATCCACGCGGCCGGACTTCACCAGCGCGTCCAGGATGGGCTTTACGCGGTTGTCGATGTCTCCGCGCATCTTCTGGGGCATGACGATCGAGACGCTGACAGGCCCCGGCACGCGCTTGCTGGCGGGCACCAGGACCGTGAACATGGTTACGGCGTCATTCATCCATGAGGCGTACTCAGCACTCTTCACGCGGCCTTTGCCCGGAATGTTCCGATAGGCATTGTTGAGCGAGGGCGGCATGGATATCTCGACGCTGAACATCTAGCGCGACAACTCCAGGCACTTGGTCGTCAGATCCCGCATCCGGGCGAGCCAGACCTGTTTCCGCGTCGCCTTGTAGGCTTGCTCGGCTTCGGCCCGCTTGCGCTCAGTGGCCCGCAGGAGGCGCTGACGCTGCTTGATGGTCTGTCTCATGGCGCACCTAAAACGGGATATCGTCTGAGGGAGGGTCGGGGCGCCGCTGCGTCTGCGAGCGCGAGGATGACGGCTCGCTGCCGCTCTCGCTCT